AACGATTATGCACTCTGACCAAGCGCAAGAAGATAGTTCGTAAGGACGACCTTTGCAACAGCTGGACGCTTAGCAATGCCATTAATAAAATAAAAATAAAATGACACCCTTTCCAGGAACTATCCAGAAGTCAAAAGACGGTTGTCATAAATATATTCTCAACGATGAGCAGGAGTCTTGGCTGAGAGCCACGTTTCCCGTGACTGAGAACCGCGCGATTGCTTATGCTATGGGTATCACATACCAGACGCTCTATCGCATTGTTCATAGTTTGGGACTGAAGAAATCGGAGGAGGGAATGAAGGCTATCCGCCACCGTCAGTGTAATGATCATGCACGAATGAATCGTCATAACCGACTGCTAATGATGAGCGGGCATCACACCAAAAAATGCACGAATATCCGTACCAAGCCATACACTCGCAATCAGACTATTTGCCGAAGCAGAGCTGTGCACATTCATGGCTACATGGTTTACAATGGCTTTGACCTGCGAGATGATGACGATGAGCGCTTCAAGATATTCTACAACAAGGACACCAGACGGTCTGCCCGCTTCGAGGCGACATGCCGACGACACGGACTGACCATTGAAGAGGAAGAGAATTGAATTATGAGTGAAGAGAGTAACAACAAAATACCGCTGCCGTCTGACGGAGACGCGACACCGAAACGGCCGGACTTCTTGCAAGGGGACGAATGGTTTGAGGTGAAGGTTGAGGACGACTTCCTGGACTTCGACGAGCCGTACAGACCGCCACGCCACACGATGGAGCGCGACGGGGTGCCGTTCGCCGACGTGGGCGAGTTGCACATCATCTCAGGAAAGCCTGGTAACGGCAAAACGGGACTGATGTCTCAACTGGAGGCTGCAACGCTTGGCGGACGGTTCGGCAACACCTTGGCACGTGACGTTGGTCACATCGTGCGCGACGAACAGGGCAACATCGTGACGGGCGAAGACTGTAGGCCACTATTCCAGCAGCGACCGAAACGCATCTTACACATCGACACCGAGCAGGGCAAAGACGATACCATCGCCTTCAAGAACCGCGTCATCTCCATGTCGGGTGTGCCGAAGGACGAAGCCAAAGAGCATTTCTTTATCCTCAGACTGCGCGACACGGAGCTGGCGCAAGACCGATGGAAGAAGATATTGAAGGCCATCTATGTAGTGCAACCGACCGACATATTCCTGGACGGTATGCTCGACATCGTGGAGGACTACAACGACCAAAAGGAATGTCAACCAATCATCCGCAAGTGCATGATGCTGGCGACCTACTACGATACGTCATTATGGGCTGTGTTGCATGAGAATCCGATGGTTGACAAGTTGGTCGGTACCCTTGGCAGTATCACGCAGCGCAAGGTCTCTGAGATATTTACCGTCATCAAGGTGAAGCAGTGCGACCTGAAGCCCAACGAGCAGCGTCCCGACCTGCCGGATATATACTTCCGCGTGAAGCAGAACAAGGCGCGTGGCAAGGACGTGAGCGACTGGCTGTTTCAATATGTCACCAATGCCGGTGGCTGGGGTCAGCCTGTGGAGATTGAGGACAACGGTACGAAGGTGGTTGACAACAAGGAGATGCAATTCATCAAGGAAGCCGACGAGCGACTGAAAGCCTTCAACTGGACGTCAGCGGGCGCGACATACACCGAACTTGAACGCTATCTGCGTAAGAGTGTCAGCGGGCGACGTGCTGGCGACCTGATCAACATTGCCGCCGAGCACGGCATCATATACAAGAGCGATAAGAAGAAATACCACTACAACGGACTCAAAGAGCTGCCCAAGGACAACAGTCAGGCATTGCCGTTTGAGGGGCCGAATAATGACGAAGCACCGTATTGAAATTGGCATCCCCTCCGCATAGCCCCTCGCACCCCACACCCCCACCCCCTATAATATAGGGGGATGGGGTGTGGAGGGATGCAATCGGCAAGCGGGCGACGCGCGTGACGCACACGCACACGCACGTTTATGGTTTTACAGATAATCGACTCCAGAAGGCCGATACTAAGCCGATAACCACCCTTTATACTATATCGCTTGCTACCCTTTATATTAATTCGGTTGACACCCTTTATACTATATGCCTTTTTTGACCTATGCCAAAAATACCCGATGAAGTAGTGCGCCGAGTGTTAGACCGCGCAAAGATTGAGGATGTGGTGGGCGACTTCGTGGACCTCCGCAAGGCTGGCGTGAACATGACGGGTATCTGTCCGTTTCACGACGACCAGCACGACGGCAACTTCATCGTGAGGCCGTCGAGCATCCCCGAGGCGAGACACGGCAACACCTACCGCTGTTTCGTGTGCGATGCGAAGGGTGGCCCCGTTCAGTTCCTTATGGCGCATGAGCGGCTTTCATTCCCTGATGCTATCCGATGGCTGGGAAAGAAGTACAATGAGCCTGTGGACGATATTCCACTGAACTACACGCCACCGCCACCACGTCCGAAGCCAGCACCACTGCCCAGGTTGACCTTTAAGCGTGAGACGGTGAAAAATAGTATGAAGGGCATCGAGCAGACACTATTTATAAAGTACCTACGCTCATTGCCTTGGGATGACGAGCAGCGAGCAAGGCTCTCCGACGTTCTGCGTCTCTATTGTGTGGCGACATGTCCGCACGGTCCCGAATGGATTGCATTCTGGCAGATAACCTACGACGGTGTGCCGCTCACGGCAAAGTATATGAAGTACCACCCAGACGGACACCGCATGAAAGGCCGCGACCAGCATGGCAACAAAGTGTTTGCATCGGACTGGGAACACGCATGGCGGGCAAGGCAGAAGCAGTATGACCCAGACAAGTGGGGAGTACACAATGCACTCTTTGGCGAACATCTGCTGAAGAAATATCCTAACGCCATCGTGAACGTGGTGGAGAGTGAGAAGACCGCCATCATCATGGCCAACTACTACGGCGACTTCGACAGTCAGATATGGCTGTCGTGTGGCGGCTTGCAATGGCTTCAGCTTGACAAGTTCCAGCCGCTCATCGACCAAGGGCGCACGGTGTGGCTGTGGCCCGACAAGGACGGGCGCGACAAATGGCAGGAGGTGGCCGACAAGCTGGGTTCGGAGAAGGTAAGGGTCTACACCAACTTCTTCGATACCTGTTGGCGCGAGGAGGATGGAGACAAGGCAGACGTAGCCGACATTGCCATCCGTATGATGCGGACGGGCGACAAGCCGAGACATACAGGCGACGGGCAGGGCGAGACCGCCACAAAATCTACGGAGGCTCTACCACACGGCACGAATCCTGCCCCAACGTCTGACCAACTGATTCAGCGAGCCATTGATGAGTGGAAGCTGGTACACCCTAACAATGAGCCATTCCTTGACGAGATAGAAATGGCAAACCCCCGCGTCAGGATGTGGCGCGAGACTTTGAGACAACGATATAACTTTAACAAGAGACATAATGGAGGAACAATTCACACAACAGATTGATGAGCGATACATCACCCTGGCGACCAAGGTGAGCCGCACGGCTGCTGAGCAACTGGCACGCATAGCCAAGAAGAAAGGCATGACCATCTACGAACTCATTCAGATGGTGTGCGACACGCTCATCCGCTACATGGACGACCGCCACAACCTAAGCGAAGAGATGGAGCGAGCCATGAGTATCTTCGAACACCTGACTGGCTGGGCTGACGCGCTGAACCTTGCCGACCCAACGGTGCAAAAGGAGATAGCACAAGCCGTATATATATTCTCAGAAGTCGAAAGCGTAGATAAGAAAGAACGCAAAAAAGGATTTCGGGCGGTGATGGTCAGCAAACCCTTTATGAGAACGTGGGACGAGACATCGAACGTCATGGACATCTTCGAGCGCATCTTTAATGTCTGTATGCCTGAGTTGTACACGAAGCTGTTCCGTGCCCGAATCATTCTCGGTTGTGAGCGCGTCAGTGAGGTCATCAACATGTTGGCTGATGCTGAGGTCATCATGCACCTGAATGGTGAGTTGCGCCAGGAGTTCGAGGATGCAGCCCGCATGGACAATGGTCGTGCGGTGGCCTACGGACAGAAGACCAAGGGATTGCAACACCGCACACCTGACAGCCTTGCTCAAGACCAGCGATTCAACTTCGACGAATGGGAGGGCGAGCACCGACAGACAGACTTCCAACCACCAACGGAAAGCGAGGTGCAAGATGATTGACGAAGAGCATTACGTGTTCCCACATGAGGAACCGAAACGAGAACGAACCGAAGAAGAACAACGGCAAGCGGAAGAGACGTTGGAGTATCTGGAAAGCCTGCCGTGGCGACCGATCGGGGAAGAATGGTGAGCGTATGAGTTGGAATAGATTCAGACCTGAGCATGACAAGATGTTCAATGATAAACGGTGGCCGGCGATCAAGGCTTTTGTATGGCAGCGTGACGGAGGGCTGTGCCGAGTGTGCAAGCGCGAGGGTATAGAGGCGGGTGTCGATGGTGGTTATATCAAGTCTGGCTTTGCCTGCCACCATGTCATCCCCTTCGAGTCGGCCAAGTCACAGTCTGAAATGGAGCGGTTGTTCCTCGACGTGAACAACATCATACTGGTGTGCAAGGATTGTCACGCGAAGATTCACCGCGAGATGGGGAGTCACACAAAGGAGAATGTGGAAGAGCGTAAGGCGCAACGGCGGTCAAGGTTCCTCGAAAGGAATGACCCTAACTACAACCCTGACGACCCGAACAAAACCCCCATATAGGGGTCATTTACTTTTGACCCCCTTTGATTCCCAAAT